GGTTTCATCCAAAAAACATTCCAAAATTTAGAGATTGGGGAATGGATGGGTTTGAAGATTATGAAGATGAATGAATGAATGAAATTGTTATATTTTTAGATATGTATTGTGATTATTTAACATACTTATATTTTTTTTAGTATCTGTATATAAAACAAAAAAATTGAAATAAATTAAAAGCATAAGATGGTAAGTATCTTAAAATAATTATCAAGAGACATACTCTTATTAAACAATGTTTAAATTAAAAGACTGGATAGACCAAGACAAAATAGATTGGGTCATGTTATCAAAAAATCCGTCGGCAAGAGCAATCGCGTTATTGGAAAAGAACCAAGACAAAATTGATTGGCTTAATTTATCCTTGAATCCGTCAGCATTAACATTATTGGAAAAAAACCAAGACAAAATAGATTGGTTTTGGTTATCTTTGAATCCGTCCGCATTAACATTATTGGAAAAGAACCAAGACAAAATAATTTGGTCTTGGTTATCCAGAAATCCGTCGGCAAGAGCAATCGCGTTATTGGAAAACAACCAAGACAAAATACATTGGACACAGTTATCATTGAATCCGTCGGCAATCGCGTTATTGGAAAAGAACCAAGACAAAATATTTTGGTCACAGTTATCCGAAAATCCGTCAGCATTAACATTATTAGAAAACAACCAAGACAAAATTAATTGGGTTGGGTTATCATGGAATCCGTCAGCAAGAGCAATCGCGTTATTGGAAAAGAACCAAGACAAAATAGATTGGGGCATGTTATCCAGTAATCCGTCGGCAAGAGCAATCGCGTTATTGGAAAAGAACCAAGACAAAATAGATTGGGGTTGGTTATCCAGCAATCCATCGGCAATAACATTATTGGAAAAGAACCAAGACAAAATATATTGGGCACAGTTATCCGAAAATCCGGCAATATTCGAGTATGATTATCAAGGGATGAAAGATGCGATGTATAACGGTATAAAGGAAGATTTAGTGAAAAATAGGTTTCATCCAAAAAACATTCCAAAATTTAGAGATTGGGGAATGGATGGGTTTGAAGATTATGAAGATGAATGAATGAATGAAATTGTTATATTTTTAGATAGGTATACGTACGCGTATTATTGTGATTATAACATACTTATATTTTTTTAGTATCCGTAAAAATAAGTATAAAACAAAAAAAATTGAAATAAATTAAAAGCATAAGATGATAAGTATCTGAAAATAATTATCAACATAGAGACTTACTCTTCTTATAAAGCACACAATATAAAACAATGTTTAAATTAAAAGACTGGATAACCAAAGACAACATAGATTGGTTTTATTTATCCGAAAATCCGTCGGCAGGAGCAATAACATTATTGGAAAAGAACCAAGACAAAATATATTGGTCTCAGTTATCCAGAAATCCGTCGGCATTAGCATTATTGGAAAACAACCAAGACAAAATTGATTGGTATGCGTTATCCAGAAATCCGTCGGCAAGAGCAATCGCGTTATTGGAAAAGAACCATGACAAAATTAATTGGTCTCAGTTATCAAGAAATCCGTCGGCAATATCATTATTGGAAAACAACCAAGACAAAATAGATTGGTCTCAGTTATCTTTGAATCCGTCGGTAAGAGCAATCGCGTTACTGGAAAACAACCAAGACAAAATAGATTGGGACATGTTATCCGAAAATCCTTCGGCAAGAGCAATCGCGTTATTGGAAAAGAACCAAGACAAAATTAATTGGTATCAGTTATCCACAAATCCGTCAGCATTAACATTCTTGGAAAAGAACCAAGACAAAATAGATTGGGAATGGTTATCCAGCAATCCGTCGGCAGGAGCAATCGCGTTATTGGAACAAAACCAAGACAAATTAGATTGGGACATGTTATCCGCAAATCCGTCGGCAAGAGCAATCGCGTTATTGGAAAAGAACCAAGACAAAATATATTGGGATTCTTTATCTTTGAATCCGTCAGCATTAACATTATTGGAAAAGAACCAAGACAAAATAGATTGGGATTTGTTATCCAGAAATCCGGCAATATTCGAGTATGTATAAAGGAATGAAAGATGCGATGTATAACGGGTATTAAGGAAGATTTAGTGAAAAATAGGTTTCATCCAAAAAACATTCCAAAATTTAGAGATTGGGGAATGGATGGATTTGAAGATTATGAAGATGAATAAATGAACTTGTTATATTTTTAGATAGGTGTACGTATGTATTGTGATTATAATATTTAACTAACATTGTTCACCCATACCATACTTATATTTTTTTAATATCGGTAAAATAAGTATAAAACAAAAAAAATTGAAATAAATTAAAAGCATAAAATGATAAGTATCTGAAAATAATTATCAACATAGAGACTTACTCTTTTACAAAGCACCTTTTATAAAGAACCTAACACAATATTACAATGTTTAAATTAAAAGACTGGATAACCACAGACAAAATCAATTGGAATTGGTTATCCTGCAATCCGTCGGCATTAACAGTCTTGGAAAAGAACCAAGACAAAATAGATTGGTTTTATTTATCCGGTAATCCGTCAGCATTGCCATTATTGGAACAAAACCAAGACAAAATTGATTGGAATCAGTTATCCACCAATCCGTCGGCAAGAGCATTAACATTATTGGAAAACAACCAAGACAAAATTAATTGGTCTCAGTTATCCGAAAATCCGGCGGCATGGGCAATTTCATTATTGGAAAAGAACCAAGACAAAATTAATTGGTATTGGTTATCCGGTAATCCGTCAGCATTAGCATTATTGGAAAAGAACCAAGACAAAATATGTTGGTCTCAATTATCCGCAAATCCGTCAGCATTGCCATTATTGGAAAACAACCAAGACAAAATATATTGGACACGGTTATCCGCAAATCCGTCGGCAATCACGTTATTGGAAAACAACCAAGACAAAATTGATTGGTCTCAGTTATCCAGCAATACGTCAGCAAGAGCAATCGCGTTATTGGAAAAAAACCAAGACAAAATCGATTGGAAACAGTTATCTGCAAATCCGTCGGCAAGAGCAATCGCGTTATTGGAAAATAACCAAGACAACATAAATTGGTTTTGGTTATCCAAAAACCCCGCAATAATTGAGTAGAGATACAAGTATGTTGGGGATACAAGTATGTTGGGGGATACAAGTATGTTGGAGGAATGGATGGATTTGAAGATTATGATGATGAATGAATGAATTCCTGCAATATTTTAGATAGTTATGTATTAGATGTTTAGTTATGTATTAGATGTTTAGTTATGTATTAGATGTTTAGTTATGTATTAGATGTTTAGTTATGTATTAGATGTTATGTATATTAAAAAAATTGAAATTTTTTATTTACGTTGTTGTAAATTATAATTATCAACATACTCAACTATAAACAATGTTTAAATTAAAAGACTGGATAGACCAAGAGAAAATAGATTGGTCTTGGTTATCCACAAATCCGTCGGCAAGAGCAATCGCGTTATTGGAAAACAACCAAGACAAAATATATTGGACACAGTTATCCTACAATCCGTCAGCAATAACATTATTGGAAAAGAACCAAGACAAAATAGTTTGGAGACAGTTATCCACAAATCCGTCGGCATTAACATTATTGGAAAATAACCAAGACAAAATAGATTGGTCTTGGTTATCCTTGAATCCGTCAGCATTGCCATTATTGGAAAAAAACCAAGACAAAATATATTGGACATGGTTATCAGGCAATCCGTCGGAAAGAGCAATCGCGTTATTGGAAAAGAACCAAGACAAAATAGATTGGGGTTGGTTATCCAGCAATCCATCGGCAATAACATTATTGGAAAAGAACCAAGACAACATATGTTGGGAATGGTTATCCAGCAATCCGTCGGCAAGAGCAATGTTGTTATTAGAAAAGAACCAAGACAAAATACATTGGGGTTGGTTATCCTTGAATCCGTCGGCATTAACATTATTGGAAAAGAACCAAGACAAAATACATTGGACTCAGTTATCCAGAAATCCGTCGGCATTAACATTATTGGAAAAAAACCAAGACAAAATAGATTGGACTCAGTTATCCGGTAATCCGTCAGCATTAACATTATTGGAAAAAAACCAAGACAAAATACATTGGTATTGTTTATCCAGAAATCCGTCAATATTTGAGTATGATTATAAAGGAATGAAAGATGCGATGTATAACGGTATAAAGGAAGATTTAGTGAAAAATCGGTTTCATCCAAAAAACATTCCAAAATTTAGAGATTGGGGAATGGATGGATTTGAAGATTATGAAGACGATGAATGAATAAATTCCTGCAATATTTTATGTTTATATATGTATTACGTGTTTAGTTATGTATTATAAAAAATTGAAATTTTTTTTAGACATTGTTTTATGTAAATTATAATTAATCACAACAACATTATAAACAATGTTTAAATTAAAAGACTGGATAGACCAAGACAAAATTAATTGGACTCAGTTATCCAGAAATCCGTCGGCATTAACATTATTGGAAAAGAACCAAGACAAAATACATTGGACTCAATTATCCGAAAATCCGTCAGCATTATCATTATTGGAAAAGAACCAAGACAAAATATATTGGTCTGGTTTATCCGAAAATCCGTCGGCAATATCGTTATTGGAAAACAACCAAGACAAAATAGATTGGACAAGGTTATCATTTAATCCGTCAGCATTAACATTATTGGAAAACAACCAAGACAAAATTTATTGGTATTGGTTATCAAGAAATCCGTCGGAAAGAGCAATCGCGTTATTGGAAAAGAATCAAGACAAAATTGATTGGACTCAGTTATCCTTGAATCCGTCGGCAAGAGCAATCGCGTTATTGGAAAAAAACCAAGACAAAATATATTGGTTTGGGTTATCCTTGAATCCGTCGGAAAGAGCAATCGCGTTATTGGAAAACAACCAAGAGAAAATAAATTGGGCATGGTTATCCAGAAATCCGTCGGCATTAACATTATTGGAAAACAACCAAGAGAAAATAGATTGGTGTCGGTTATCATTTAATCCGTCGGCAAGAGCAATCGCGTTATTGGAAAAGAACCAAGACAAAATTAATTGGGATTGTTTATCCACAAATCCGTCAATATTTGAGTATGATTATAAAGGAATGAAAGATGCGATGTATAAAGGTATAAAGGAAGATTTAGTAAAAAATCGATTTCATCCAAAAAACATTCCAAAATTTAGAGATTGGGGAATGGATGGATTTGAAGATTATGAAGATGACGAATGAATAAATTCCTGCAATATTATATGTTTATATATGTATTACGTGTTTATGTATTGTAAAAAAATTGACATTTTTTTAGACATTGTTTTATATTATAATTAATCACAACAACATTATAACAACATTATAACAATGTTTAAATTAAAAGACTGGATAGCCCAAGACAAAATTTGTTGGTACATGTTATCCAGAAATCCGTCGGCATTAACATTATTGGAAAAAAACCAAGAGAAAATTGACTGGACACAGTTATCCAGCAATCCGTCAGCATTGCCATTATTGGAAAAGAACCAAGACAAAATTAAATGGCCTTGGTTATCCTACAATCCGTCAGCATTAACATTATTGGAAAAGAACCAAGACAAAATAGATTGGACATTGTTATCCGAAAATCCGTCGGAAAGAGCAATCGCGTTATTGGAAAAGAACCAAGACAAAATTGATTGGACAATGTTATCCAGCAATCCGTCGGCAAGAGCAATCGCGTTATTGGAAAAGAACCAAGACAAAATTGATTGGTTTTATTTATCCGCAAATCCGTCGGCAATCGCGTTATTGGAAAACAACCAAGACAAAATAGATTGGTCTCAGTTATCCAGCAATACGGCGGCATTAACATTATTGGAAAAGAACCAAGACAAAATAGATTGGGTATGGTTATCTATAAATCCGGATACAATGTCATTATTGGAAAAGAACCAAGACAAAATTGAGTGGGACATGTTATCCGCAAATCCATTGGCAAGGGCATTAACATTATTGGAAAAAAAACAAGACAAAATAGATTGGACAAGGTTATCCTTGAATCCATCAGCAAGAGCTATCGCGTTATTGGAAAAGAACCAAGACAAAATAGATTGGACTTATTTATCCAGAAATCCGTCGGCAATCGCGTTATTGGAAAAGAACCAAGACAAAATAATTTGGTCTCAGTTATCCACAAATCCGTCAATATTTGAGTATGATTATAAAGGAATGAAAGATGCGATGTATAAAGGTATAAAGGAAGATTTAGTGAAAAATCGGTTTCACCCAAAAAACATTCCAAAATTTAGAGATTGGGGAATGGATGGATTTGAAGATTATGAAGATGAATGAATTCATGAAATGATGTAAAAATAGAATTTAAATAAAAATAGAATTTTAAATAAAAATAGTTTTTTATTAATTATTTTTTATTTAATATATATTATTTATGTAAAACAACTTAAAGACAATTATACACTATAATATGTGAACTAAGATTCATCGATGCCCCTTTAGCTTAGTGGTAGAGCACCAGTCTTGTATATTACAATTATTCGACAACTGGAGGTCACGAGTTCAATTCTCGTAGGGGGCTACAAATTATAATATAAAATTATAATACAATTTTATATTATTATACAATTTCAAATACTGTAAACGTTTATTTCTTTACATAAAGAATCGCAGAGGTAGCATTATCCGCAGTGTTACCAAAATTGTGTCTTGCGAATAAATTATTTCTAGCCATAAACGAATCCAATACTTTTTGCGATCCGTCATCCGTCTTACCAACTGCTTCTAAACAATTGTCATACATTAGAAACTCTTGAACTTTTTGGTATTCCCAGTTATCCCAGACTCCATCAGACGAAACAAATAAACATAATACAGGATTCAAATCAGTTTCTGTGTAGCGTTCTAAGATATCGGATAAATCAATACTGTTGATGCTTGGTTCGCTAATAATCCCATATGGATCCATTTCAAAGTCACCCATAGTGCGGGTAAATGCCAGTTTGCGATTTTCTGTGGTTCTCACATATGTAGCATTCTCTTTCCGCACATTTTTATAATAGCCACCACCTAATGGGCATTCAAGTAGTTTTGGTATTGGGGTCGAGGTGTCGTAAACCTGACAAAACGTTTCGGCACATTGTTTGTCGTAAATAACATCAATGAGGGATTTGTTTGGATTAGTCGGACAAGCAGCTTTAGAACGCATTCTTACATATTCATCAATATTAGTTGGACTATGGTTTGCGGTTAGCATAAGGTAATCTTTTAGCCCATCTTCTAGCCCATATTTTAATCCTGTCTCGCATTTCAAATCATCTTGTCTAAAGATTTGTTTAGACGAACACAACATAGCGTCGCTGTCGCCGAGATTTGCGATATATAATTTAAGCGTTTTTTTTATTAGGATTAGAACCGTCATAGTTGCACCGCCATTTACCAAAGGCTGCCAAAAATCATTGAACAAATCTTTAATTATTATAACGCCAGAAGGTTCTATTTTACATTCTCTATTTTTTTTAGAGAATCTTTCAACTGTTTTTACAGACAATATGGTTTTAAGTTCGGAAAACAATTCGGATAATGCATTCACTGGGTCCAACAAAAGGCGATCACTATTTTCCGATATCAACCGTTCGGTATTTAATTTACACACTTCCGCTATCCACTTACCATCGGGTCCGTGTCCGTCAAATATACAATTCGCAAGTATATCTGAATTTTGAAAACAACATACGTTGTCTTGATTTTCTCTACTTCCACCAATATCCGTCGCGGATCCAGTAAGAAACTTTTTTTCTGAAAAAGTAAATATTGTGTCATTATTCAAATTCGAATCACAAGAATTATTAGAGTTCATTTTAGAAGATATATTGTATGTATTATACGATAACTTATATATTAAAAAAGTATTTCAATTTTTTATTTTTATATTATATTGCGTTATAATATAAAATGGGATCCGGACGTTTTAATTCTAGAATTTTTACAAATTCTTTTTCAGGAAAGAATAACGAGATGGCTATGCCTTTAGTTCCTAAACTATATTTTGGATTTCAGACAAAATCTCAATATTCTTATAATGTGTATCGTCAATTATCAAATAACGGAGCAGGGTTTGGATCTCGTGGCGCAAGATGGGAAAGAATAAATGGAGTCGCGCCTATTTCGTTTACTCCTCCATAAACTTTTTATGAATATAAAATCTAAATCTCGCGAAATATAAAGTCAAAATAACAAATATTATATTATATTATGGAACATAAATTTAATTGTAGCGAAGATGATTATAATGATTATAAAGAATATATGGCAGATATAATTGAAGCAGATAAAAAAATGACAGATTATTCAGGTCAAATTGGAGAAGCAATGGAAACGAGCATTAAAAACTATGATAAAATTGCTGCTAATCATTTAGAAAAAAATAAAAAACCATGTGATTGTAGAGATAGATGGGACATAGAACATCCCCCACCTCTCGACCCAGTAGCAGTGCCTTTTGGCAGAAATTTTGGCAGAAATGCTGGTGGGTCTAAACGTAGAAAATCTAAACGCAGAAAATCTAAACGTAAAAATTCTAAACGCAGAAAATCTAAACGTAGAAAATCTAAACGTAGAAAATAAATAATTTTGATAAGAAGATTTGATAAGAAGATTTGATAAGAAGATGGATGAATTTATTGAGGATTATTATATTGAGACACTCTTATTTGATTTTGTCCCAATTGTGTAAAAAAGCGACCGCATTGGTGTTGACCCTGATTACACGACGTCGCGTGAATCATTTTAGCACGGCGTGTAGCGACACTAGAAGCACCAACTCCCGCACCAGGCGTATATTTATTCCATAATTCTCCCGGTTGATTACAAGTGGTGGTTCCTCCTGGAGTAAATTTAGTGCTTCTACGACCGCCTACACCGAGATTTTTTTTATATAAGAACCCAGGAAAGCTGCTACCACCAAACCAAAATTGTCCGTAACTATTGGAGCCTGTTCTAAATTGTGTATGATTTGCCATTTATTATATTATAAAAATATAATAAATTTTTACTAACAAAACTTCGCTTAAAAACGTTCTAATCTTAGCGACATCTCTTAAAGCTAGTTATCCTTAGCGACAGCTCTTAAAGCTAGTTATCCTTAGCGACAGCTCCTAAAGCTAGTTATCGCTAAAAATGATGTAAATGGAATAAATTTTGGTTATACCTTTTCATTGGACTTCGTCTGTTAAAAGGTATATTTATGAGATCTTTCTATTAGGGATATCACTAGACACAATATAAATAGAATTCTCCGTAATGATTATATATTCGGTGCCAGATTTATAAAATTTAGCAATAGGGGACGTATATTCTTCCGCGGACTTTACAAGCAATTTTTCACCAGTTTCCCTAATACCAATAAGAGCTTTCTTATCAAGAGAATCGGTCCAATAATCTAGCAAAATAGGCTTATCTTCAACAATCGCTAATTTACTGGCGTGTTGAAAAGTAATATCCATTGGGAGACGGTAATTAGAGTTGCCAGCAGTAACTGATGGACCTTGAGGAGTAGGGGTAGGTGTAGAAGCTACAACAACAGAGGTTCCTGGTTTTTGTTCAAATGAAGACATTTATATTAAAATTAAAATTATTGTCTTTAAATCATAATTATTAAATATTGTTTTAGTATAAAAATATTAATATTAATAATAATTATAAATATTAAATGAAAAAGAATTTAATTCAAAGTTCGGCAAGCGAGAGTCCAAACTATGTATTAAGTAATATTTCAAATTATAAACCCCATATAGATAACTCAGTCCAAGAGATATTAAATAAATTTGTTATGGCAATTATAGACTATATGCGTTTAATATCGGAAAAAATAAATATGAAGAATAAACCATATTATAAGTTCATATTTGAAAGAGGTATAGAAACAGTAATGCACATATTTTCTATTATATTTTATTTTACAAAAAATTTAGAACTAACATTCTATCACACACAAAAAGCATATTATTTTTATATTGAGTTTATTGAACAGATCTCCGACGACAGTGTTATATTTTTACAACTAAGTTCAAGAGATGCGATTTTATTTGTTTATAAGAAAACAATTTATGATTTAAACAATGAATATAAGAAAACCATAAAAGAGCCAAATTCAGACGAAAAGAATATATTATTGTTAGTTAATTCATATACATACATTTATAAAAATATTGTTCAGTTTGTTATTAACCATAATGATTTTAAATACGAAACAAAAATTGATTATATCCGCGTATGCTGCGACTCAATAGAATCTATAAGTGGAACGATAATCGAAACGTTAAATAAAACTAAAATAAAAAAGGGACCAATTGATTGTATCTATTTATTTGCAAACTTATTAGCTGACAAAAAAATAGAAATTAAAGATTTTTTTAATTTATTAGATGAATTTATAAGAAAAATACATAATAAGAAGAAGATAGATGATAAGATAATAAAAAATAAAATTTATGATTCTGAAATAAATAATTTTATTAATGATAACGAATTAAATAAAATAGTAGACTGGATTTTTACGGATTAACCTCTTCTTCTATATTGTCATCAATAATATCAAATTCTAACTTGGGTTTTTGCTTTTTACCTTTTTTAAGAGAAGGGGTTATAAATAGTTTTTCGACTTCTTCTACCAAAACATTGTCTTCTAATCCATTTGTTAAATCATTTGTTAAATCATTATCGACTAATCCATTGTCTTCTAATCCATTTGTTAAAACATTATCGACTAATCCATTGGCGTCTTCAATAACACCAGTAATAATATGCATTATCTTTTTCCTAGGTTTCTTCTTTTTGTCTTTCAAAATTAAGTCTTCCTCCGTAATTATCTTTTGACAAATATACTTGAATTCGGCCCTTAATAGTGCTTTCAAAAACTGGTAAATATCATCCAGAACATTTTCCTCACACATGCCTACAATTAGAACACTTCCAGTTCTAAAAATCATAAACGATACTGCTATAATATTTTTATATTTCTCCTTATTTTCTGTTGTTATTTGCATACCAGATTGAACCCCAATATCGTTGTTGTAATAAAATTTACATTGAATACCAGGATACGAACACGGATCGTATATCGCTTGAATATTATATTTGTTACGAAGAATATCATATAATATTTCTCTGTTAATAAAGAAACCACAACTGAAGTTAGAATTAATCAAAATAATATCGCTTTTTTGCTTGTATTGTAAAGTATAGTCGTGAAATGGTTGTAAAATGTCTATAATATTATGTAATACAATTTCATATATTTTATCGCTTTGAACGCCAGGAATTTCTAATTTACCCGAATGAAACATCTTAACATGAAATTCTCTAAATGCGGTATCGATTTTTATACGAATAATAACAACAAAACAATTATAAAATGCCTTCTTCTTTTTGGAACGATAATTCGTCATATCCTTTTTAGATATACCAACCGTAATTTTACGAATATCCTTAAATTTAATGCGACCATTTGGATTATCAATACGGGATATAATATGCTCATCGTAATATAATTCATTTTTAAGACACTCTTGAACAGCAATTAAATCATCTTGTGTTTTAGAGTTGAGTTTAATTTGTTTTTTAATAACTCCATTGCTTGGAGTAGCATAAGGAATAACAGGAATACGCCAAAATATGTTTAGATCAATTGGTTGTTCCAGATATGCTATTTTGGATTTTGTAGAAATATAAATTTCGGTTGGTTCAGGGGCATTACCAATAAATATGTCTGTTTGATCTAAATCTTGGGTTGATGCGACAGATACGTCTTGTAAATTATTATTGTCTTCGTGATCGTCGTATTTAGTTGTAAGAAACGACGACCATTCGTCATCAATATTATTATTGTTATTATTTGTTGTAGATATGCTTAGAGCCATTTATATTACTTTGGACTATATCTTTATATAGTTTCAATTATTTTATTTCAATTATTTTTTTAATTCTTTAATTCTTTAATTCTTTAATTCTTTATATATTTTTTCAATTATTTTCTTCCGGTATAGCATAAATGGAAGGTTGTAACTCAGAAAAAAGTAAAATAATCCCTATTCCCCAAACATCTCCAAAAAAGGAGAATGAAGGATTTAGATATAACGAGTATAGTCTGAAACAAAATTTCTTTGACCCATCAAAAAGTTCCCCTCCTAATGATTTTATGTTAAAATTACAATTAAGAATGTCTCATTACGAATCATGTAACAAAGCAGATAATCTTACTAAGGAATAATTTACATAATAACTGTTTTTACAATCTTCAAAATGTATTATGCTTTCTACAAAATTTAAATATTCAGGAACATTTTTTATATAACAATTACGAATAATATAATTCAAGAAATCCTTTATTATATTTTTTTTATCAATATTGTATTTTAGACTAGTTTCGTTTACAAATAAAGACAACTTGTGTATATCCTCCCCATTTTTTATTTTATTATGTAAATTGTTCCAAACGGAATCGTCGATAATATTTATATCATCTTCTTTTATGTTTTGATTTGATTGCATAAAATTTATCATACTTCGTATATCTGATTTATACAATTTTTGAATTAAATATAATGATTTTTCGGTTAAATTTAGATTCTCAGATGCTGATATATTTCCCAAAAATTTAATTATATCTTTTTCTGGAAGTTGGTTAAATCTTAATCTTACAAATTCATTCTGTAGACCTTCGTCAATGCGACTAATATAATTACATATTAAACAAAACCGAACCGACCCGGAATAATTTTGTAAAAGATAACGTAATGCTTGTTGAGCATTTTTCGTCATATAATCTACTTCATCTAATATTACAAACTTCATTCCTTTATTAAATAGCGTCTTTGAATTTACAAATTGATTAATTTGACTTCTGATAATATCAATTCCTCTTTCATCTGATGCGTTTAAATGAATCATCAGTTCTTTGTTTTTTTGGTGTAGTTTTTCTTGATACCCATTAACCAAATTAATTATTGTCGTTGTCTTACCAGTTCCGGGAGGACCATAGAATAATAAATTCGGAAAGTATGTTGTTTCTATAATGTTTTTAAGGATTTGCTTATTTAGCGGATCTAAAACTATATTATTAAATTCGGTTGGTCGATATTTTTCTGTAAAAACGCTGCTTGCCATTCTATTTATAAACTAATAATTTATATTTAAGTTTTATTATAAGATTTATTACATTTTTATTTTTATATAAAAATAAAATTGAAGTATTTAATATAACGATACTTTATGGCAAAGGTAATAATGTCGTCTCAACCAGAATCCGCTTATTTGGAAATTATATTAGGTTCTATGTACTCGGGTAAAACCAGTAGATTAGTAGAAATTTATAAACAATGTAAGTTTTGTAATATTTCGGTTGTAGTTATTAATCATTCCATTGATACAAGATATGATGATGAATTGCTTTCAACTCACGATAAAATAAAAATACCATGTATTAAAACTGAAAAATTATTTGATATTTATCCTTATGATTTGAATTTAGAAAAAGGCGTTCAAAATATTCCAAGGATTACCGATAAGTTTAAGATAGTAGCATGTGAAGTTATTTTAATTAATGAAGGGCAGTTCTTTCCAGATCTCGAAGAATTTGTAAAAATTTTATTGACAAATGATAAAAAAGTATATGTTTGTGGATTAGATGGCGATTTCGAGAGAAAAAAATTTGGACAAATTCTTAACCTAATTCCGTTGTGTGATAAAGTAACTAAACTAACATCATTGTGTTCTGTGTGTAAAAATGGCGCTCCAGGTATTTTCTCAAAACGCATAACTTTGGAAACCGAACAAACTGTTGTTGGCTCAGATAATTATATTCCGGTGTGTAGAAAGTGTTATAATAAATAATAAATAATAAATAATAAATAATTACTTATTAGTATTTGATATATTGTTAAAATTATACTCTTTTTTATTTTCCTTTTCCATTTATTATATTAAAAAACGATTTAAATTAATGAACATATACAATATATTAAATATAAATGGCACCGAAAGTAATAAACAATAAGGCATTAGTATCAGAAGTTAAAGAAGTAGTAGTATCGGAAGTTAAAGAAGTATTAGAAGTAGTTAAGGCTAAGAGAGGAAGAAAATCTAAAAAAGATCTAATGGCTTCATTAAATATGGAATTAATTGTTAAAGATAAGGATAAAAATATATCCAATAAATCTCCAGAAAAAAATGATATAATTAGTTTAAACGTTAATGAAATTAAAACGGATTCTTATAATTCTATGATAAATACTGTTTTCCAAAATGTATATGAAAATACAGATACACTCAATAATACAGATGAACTTGAAGATATAAACGCAAATATTGCAGATGAAAATAATATCGTTATGATGTCTAAACGAGCTTGCAATACTGATATAAATGACAATAATACTGATATAAATGACAATAATACCGATATAAATGACAATGAAAACAATACTGATGACAATAATATTGTTATTATTTCTAAGCCAGACTCAACTAATGAAAAACCCGCTTCAAAAAAAAGAGGAAGAAAACCAAAGGGTGGAAAAATTATTCAACAAGTTCTAAATAATGTACCACAACAAGAAGATAAACCAAATGTTATTTTACATTTAAAATGCTCTATGAAAGATCTACAAAATACTACACAACATAATGGATTTATCGAATCATATAGTGGTATAATTGGAAAAAACGATTTAACATACGAAGTTATTTGTAATGAAAATAATAATACATTTAACGAAAAGAATACTTCTACCATGTCAATTTTAGAAAGCGAATATGAAGTAGAAAATAATGACAATTCTACTTGTAAAGATTGTAACAAAGAAATATGGAAAAAAATAAAACATTTAGAACATAACTTACATATAAATAATGTTAACAATAAACGCTCGGCGTGTTTCTGGGATACGTGTGAATTTGATAATCCGCCTATATATATTCCTAAGCATTTTATAAACGGAACATATCACGTTTATGGTTGTTTTTGTAGCCCTGAATGCGGTGTAGCATATTTAATGAATGAAAGTATTGACAGTTCAGCTAAATTTGAACGATATCATTTATTCAATCATATTTACGCTAAAATTTATGATTATAATAAAAACATTAAACCTGCTCCTAATCCTTATTATATGTTGGAAAAGTATTATGGTAATTTATCTATCCAAGAATATAGGTCATTATTGCGTAATGAAAGATTATTTTTGATTGTTGATAAACCTTTAACTAGAATTTTACCCGAACTACACGAAGATAATGATGATTTTATTTTAAACAACAAAATTATACCTTCAAATACATATCAAGTTAAGGCTAGACTACAAAGGAAAAAACAAAATAAAACTCTTATATTAAATGAACAATTTGGACTAACAAACCAATCATTTTTAGAGTAATTATTAATATTTATATTTCATTAATATTTATATTTCATTAAAAATGGAATATAAATTATTTTTAGAAGAATCGATAAAGGTAATTGCGACGAGCGATAATTTGTGGTGGCTCAGCAATGTCTTCATCCGTTGACTCACCGTCTTCATCCATTGACTCATTCATTGGTTCAATCATTGGATCATTCGTTGGTTCAATGTCTTCATTCATTGGCTCATTCATTGATTCACCGTATTGATTCATTGGTTCAATGTATTCATCAATTGGCTCATCAATTGATTCAACAATAATGTCTTCATTCATTTGTCCATTCATTTGTTCATTCATTTGTTCATTCATTTGTCCATTAATATACACATTGAAATCTGTCCAATTTGTTCTACACATTGGACAGCTTTTTCTATCAGGGCGATGAATAAACCAATTTTTTATAGATTCTTCCATATAATTATTACTACATTGAACACAACTCATATAGCGATCATTAATATCAAATTCACATTGTGTTATTGAACATGTTAGTTTATTATTATTTGTAATTGGTCTATATATATACTCAATATCCGTGTTACTATGAATAGTTGGTAATAAACGCAATTCAAAACCAGGATCTGTATCAAAAAAGTTTGGTACAGTAGGAGTTTGAGTTTCTAAAGGAAAAGGAGTCGTTTGATGATAAATCCCACTTTCAATATATTCCTTATGTTCGTGAATTATATTAGAATTGTCATATGCTAACCCAGCCATCCCATTTATATATCTTAACATAGTTGAACCTAATCCATAAATACATATTTTAGATTGTGGACAATCTAATTTAATATTTAATTTGCCAACATCAATTATATTTAACGCACCTTCAAACCCAACAGGTGTTCTATCTGTATATGATTTATCATAATTAAAAGGCAAATATAATAAATGCTGATTTATTTTAATACATTTTGTTCTAACTAAAAATCTATTATACAAAAATCTTTGTGCTCCGTTTAATGATAAACTAATTTCATTAATTTGGTCTACGTTTTCGCTTTCGATAAAAAATCCCTTATGTAAACCATTGAAATTCATGTTATAATTAAATTGATTAATTTGAAATTCATTTCCATTTAAAAAATTTGTACAAAGTATTTCAGTTGACGCTAAACATTGAATAATATGTTCGTGAGGATCCCTTGCCATTGGCATTCTTAAATTAGTGTCATAAAAAACGCCTTTTGATATTAACTTACAAGAACGAAAATTATTTTCTGTATTTGTTAATGTAAACCAAATCTCGTGATGGTGTAAAGCAACTACTCTAATATCATCACAAAACATTTCAAAAGGAATTGTTATGGAAAATGTATTATCATATATTTCGTATTCCTTTAAATTCATCATAAATCTTAAAGGAATACTTAATATTATTTGGCCGCCTATAGACATTTCAAAACAAATTTTATGACATATATTTTTAAAATTTTCTTGGTCTAAACCTTCTGATAATTCAATCGTCAAATATTCTGGAGACTTAGTATCACAATCCCGACCCATGCGTAACATATTATTACTAAATTCTTCTGTAAAATATTCTATCGCTAGATTTCGTGGAATATTAAACGCTTGTAATAAAGACATAATTATAATTGTAAAGAATTATTTAAATCATTTACTAATATCTTTTTACTAATATCTTTTTACTAATATCTTTTTACTAATATATTTTACTAATATTCGACTTCAAATAGACCATCTTCTTTAAAATTTGTTTCTCCAGATGCTTCTTCACGCGTATAGCCTGCCTGATTAGAAATTAAACGCACTCCGTTCAAAGATGCTAAATCATAAGAAAAATGTGTGTGACCACTTATCCAGCATAAAACATTAGATAAATTATTAAACCCGGATAACATTGTGTCCGGATGTGTAAAATAATTCTTTATTATTTGTTCAGTATTTTCAAACTGTGGATGAGAAGTTCCTGTTCTTTGAGGCGGGAAATGAGTAATAACTATACATTTTTTATTTGTAATAATGGTTTCATTTAAATATGTGGAAATAAAATTTTTGTCATTCGCATATAAGGCATTAACATAATTTGGTGTTATAAAAACGTTTTTTAGAGCACGAATCATATTATAATCATTTATATACATTTTTCCTTCATATTCGGACATAAACGGAGAACGTGTCCAAAATGTCGAACCAACTATATCTATATCGTTGGTCAACGAATATACTTCGTTATCAAGTAATACTATATTTGTTAGTTGGTTTTGCTTATTAATATCTAAAATTTGTTGTTTAATACTTTGCATTGATGAATTTGGGTTCCAATAATCGTGGTTTCCCATAATATAAAATGTTTTCTCCCAATTTTTGTTACAATAGTCAAAAAATTCGATATGTGAATTATGTGATACTTTGGTTATATCTCCTGCTAAGATTAAATACGGAGCAATCGGTTTAGGTTTTGGAACTGCCTTTTTTAATTCCAAATGTAAATCAGAGTACAATTGGAATGATAATTTTTTTACAGGCATAGATAATTTTTTTACAGACATAGATATATATTATGTCTTTATGTCTTTATGTCTTTATCTTTGAATAAGTTAATTATTTATTCTATGTTTCTCGCGTTCGTCAGATTCGTTAAAATTGTCAATAATTTGTTCCATGTTAATCGGATGTTTATCTCTATATTCCTTCATTGTAATGTCTAAATTAGTTCTTATTTGTCTGAAAATTTCTTGATTAACAGACTTAACCTTTTGTTCCGCCTTTTTTTCAGGAATACCCATATAATCTTTTAAAACTCGCATATAATCACAATTAAATAGTTTTAGTTTCTCGATAGCTTGTTCCTCGGTATAATTTGTCTGGACCATTACTGTTTTAACATGCTTTTGTAACTCGTCATTACTAAAAAAACTTATTCCGTCTGACATATATATATTTACATTAAACATTATTTAAATCATATTAAACGAATAGTGATATAGTATATTATCTACCAAAGAATGACTAGTTTAGATAACCTTGAAAAATTAATTCAAATGGCTACTATTGAACATATGTACTCCATGTTACAAAAAATTAGTAATAAATCCATTGATAATACAAGTAATAAAGAAAAACAAAATTATACCGAATCTTCTACAAATACATATGCCACTACAAATACATATGCCAATACCAATAATGACGAAATTATTACTAGATTAAATTCAAGAGTCAACCAGTTAGAAACCGAAATGACCAATCTTCGTTTATCAGTGGAAGAGGAATTAACTCAGCTTCGTAGCAATACAAATAATAATAGCAAATATTTGTGTCAGCAAATCCGCGGACAACAAGTATTAACAAGTTATCCTGGATTTTCTACTTCTTTTAAATTGTCACAAGATAAAATAATAGACGAACAACATATTGTATCACTGCCTACCAGCGAACCCTTCGCTAATATTGTACTTAAGATTGAAGAAAAAATAGTTTCTGAATTAGATACGCTTGTACAACCCGAAGAATTAAAATCATTAGAAGAAGAGTTAGAAGAAGAAGAGTTAGAGGAAGAAGAGGTAGAAGAAGAAGAGGTAGAGGAAGAAACTTTAGAAGAAGTTGTAACAAAGGTAGAATTACCTAAATCTGTAGTAGAAGAGGAGGAGGAGGAAGAGGAAGAGGAAGAGGAAGAGGAAGAATTACAATCCGTAGAAGAAGTAGTTAATAAACAAATAATAGATAAGATACAACCCGTAGAAGAGGAGGAAGAAGAAGAAGAAGAAGAAGAAGAAGAAGAAGAAGAAGAAGAAGAAGAGGAAGAAGAAGGGGGCGTACGGGGTGTCCCCGTAGTGGAAGAGGTAAGTACAGTAGAGGGGGGCGTACGGGGTGTCCCCGTAGAAGAGGAAGAAGAAGGGGGCGTACGGGGTGTCCCCGTAGAAGAAGAAGAAGAAGAAGTGTTTGAAATTGAAATCGACGATGTAACATATTTCGCAACCCATGAAGAAAATGGAATTCTATACGAGATCGATTCTGATGGAGATGTTGGAAAGAAGGTAGGTATTATTAAGGATGGCGAACCAATTTTCAATTAACCAATTTTCAATTTATAAAAAGTCTTTTCTAAACATATAATAAATGTTAAATCTGTGTGCGCCAGCATTAATATATGTAGCATTTTCATTAACTCAAATAATTATTGATACGTTTAAAGGATTATATAACACAGCATTTTTTAAATTTATCGTAATGATAATAATTACAATACTTTTAAATGCTTTATGTCAATCTGGTATGGGAATAGTATCTTGGATAATAGTGTTTATTCCTTTTATTTTTATGTCGGTTATAGTAGCAATTTTATTATATGTATTTGGGTTAGATGCTGCAACAGGCAAATTAAAATTTACTTGTGATGGCGATGAGACAAAAGAAAACAGTGGCAATTTAATTTATAGCTCATCAAACAAAAATAAACAGGTAAAATTTGTTGATGTTACGTATTCAGATACACCATCTGATCCGACATCGGAAACAAACCCTCCTATAGGGTCGTCTGATCCGCAATTTGAATAAATAAATTTTATAATTCGTTTTTATTTATAACTTTTATTAATAGATTTTAAAAAACAATTTAAATAAAATAGCAATAATATATTATGCTATTTTATTTAACATTAACAGCAATATTTTTATTAAGCAATGCTTGTTTAATTTATCAAGTAGACTATGAACAGATAGAAAATATATTTGAAAATCAAATTAATAATTTAAACATATCAATAATGTGTTTAGGATATAATTTAGTGTATTGTTATAGCTTGGCACAAATTAAATATAATAAAATAAAATACGTTGTTAACACATTAAGTAATACAATTATTAATACATTGATTAATAGCTCAAAGATAACTATTTTAAAAAAAGAAAAGATATATATAATAACTACGTATGATAGCGGGTCAAAGGTTAACGAACTTATATTAAACTTAAATGATTCATTAGATATTGTTAGTTGGAAATTGGAAAATAAGGATAATTTTGATTTAATAATTGTTTCTGATAAAAAAGACGAATCTGAGCAAATTAACTATATTCATTATACAGAATTTCCACAAATATTAGATGATTATAAACATTCAACTATAAAGTTTTTTTCAGTAGAATTAGAATATAAAGACACAATACATTCAATCGAACTAACAAATGAAAATTATAACCATTATATTGTGAACAATGTTTTAAATAAACATTTTTTCAAATATTATTTAACTAATGTTTTAAACATAGAAATAGATAAAAATACGTTTGATTACAAATTGTCTGTAATTGATCATAATGTTAATATCGTAGAACTAACACAAAACGATTCTTTAATAATAAAAGAAAATAATTATGAATTAATTATAGAAAGCGATGAATTAATTAAGGAACGTTCGGTATCGGATGATTATGTTAAATTTGAGTAATTATATACTTTTTATTATATTTTGCTATACTTTTCTTACTGCGTTATAAAAAAGTATATATATATATATTAAAAACAATATAAAAAAATTGAATCAATATAATCATAATGGTGCCCTCTTATCCTGATTCAACAATGGCTACTGCAAGTAATTCTGAACAAACTATTGAAGTCCATAAATTAAGAACCAAATGGAATTTATGGGCTCATTTGCCTCAAGATCCTGATTGGACCGTGAAGAGTTATAAGAAGATTTATCAATTCAAAACTATTGAAGAATCTGTCGGTATTACTGAGATGATTCCAGAAGGTCTAGTAAAAAACTGTATGTTATTTATTATGAGAGACGGGATTACTCCTATGTGGGAAGATCCAAAGAACAGAAATGGAGGTTGTTTCTCTTATAAAATTTCTAATAAAAATGTATTTGAAGTTTGGAGAGATCTTACCTATGTTCTGATTGGAGAATCACTTAGTGCTAACATTACCTTTGTGAGCAGCGTAACTGGAATTACCATTTCCCCTAAAAAAAATTTCTGTATTGTTAAAATTTGGATGACAAATTGCGAACATCAAAACCCCCAAGTAGTTACAAATGATGTGAAACTTTTAATTCCGCAGGGTTGTTTGTTTAAAAAGCATACACCAGAGTTTTAAACAAAAATTTACAAGTTATAAAATTTATAAATTATCAATTATGTAAACAAATTAAATATTATTACACAAAATATAATGAAATATCCTTTTATTTTTATTTTATTTTGCTCCACTTTTTAAAAGTGGATATATATATTTTTTATCAATAAATACTTAAATACTATACTTTAAATATTTATATGGATTTTATAATAACGGAAAAAAACGCAACAATATGTTTAAATATGATCGTCAAGAACGAATCTCATATTATTGAAAATACCCTAGAAAAACTATGTACCAAAATAAAATTTGATTATTGGGTTATTTGTGATACCGGTTCAACAGATGAAACGCCAAAAATTATAACGGCGTTTTTTGAAAAAAAAGGAATAAAAGGGGAATTATTTTATGATGAGTGGGTAAATTTTGCTCATAACCGAACATTAGCATTACAAAGAGCATATAAAAAAACGAATCTTTTGTTAGTTTTTGATGCGGACGACGAAATTGTAGGAGATTTAAAAATCCCTACAGAAGTATTATTTGATGAATATCACTTTCAATTTGGTTCAGCTGTTGGTATTAATTATACAAGAGTTTTAATGATTAATAATTATAAACAATATGAATTTTTATCAGTTATACATGAATTTATTTCTTGTAAAGAGGGCCCAGCAAAATCGGCAATAATTTCCGGAAATTATTATGTGATTTCGGGTAGGACAGGTAGTAGAAGTTTAGATCCCGATAAGTATTTGAAAGATGCGTTAATTCTGGAAAAAGCTCATGGCGAGGCTTTAAAAACAAATAACCATTTATTTCATCGATATGCTTTTTATTGTGCCAATAGTTATAAAGATTGTGGAAAAATAGAAGATGCTATTAAATGGTATAAGATAACTCTTGGACAAGAAAAGCAATGGGCTCAAGAAAAATATATGTCATGTTTAAATATTTATGATTGTTACCAAAAGCTTGGTGAACAAGAAAAAGGATTCTTTTATTTAGTCAAAGCATTTGAGTATGATACAGAAAGAGTTGAGTGTTTGTTTCCTTTGTTAGTTCACTATTGTTGTGCAAATATGAACCGAGTTGCTTATAATTATTATTTGAATATAAAGGATTTTTTTGAAAATAGATATTTACATACAAATATTTCAAACAAATTATTCACAATACAAGATAAGTATGATTTTTTTGTTCCGTATTATATGATTTTGATAGCTGATAAAGTTCAAGATTTTGAATGTGTTGTTAAAATGTATGAAATTGTGTTTATCAAAAAACAAAGAATGTTTGACGAGTGGTATGTTAGAAACTTCCTATATAATTTACAGTTTTTTTTACAACACGTTCCAAAACACAACACACAATTTATTGTTCTAGCAAATGAATATATTAAGTTTGTATATGAAAACGGTGTCAAAATACATAATTTTGATTTTTGGTCAAACCCTACATATAAAAATGCTGGACTCGAATTAGATAATTATTTAATTACAGAGGTAACTAATACAATGGATAAATATGGAATACAAGTTCAAACAAATAAAGAAATAGATACTATTGTTAGTTTGACAGATGTTAAAAAGGAAACCTTAAGAAAAAATGGTAGGCAATTAAATAGAAATACGGATACAGATATACAACTAGACTTTACAATAGGATTTCATAGTAATCAACTTTGTGAAAGAGGAACCGAAATAGCTATGTATGATTATGCTTATTATAACCAAAAACTATATGGTAATAAGAGTGTTATTTTTTATTGTAAACATTCATTGAATAATGATTCAAATGTCATCGCTAAATTTGAAAAAGAATTTAAATGTTATGCTTATGATAATTTCTCAGATATTGATAAATTTATTTTGGATGAGAAAATAGACTATTTTTATAACATTAAAGGTGGAAAAAAATCAGATAATCAATTGGTTACAAAATGCCCTAACTTAATTCATGCCGTATTTACAGTTGATCCGCATGGTGACAAATATGCTACTATTTCAAAACAATTATCTTTAAAATACAATAATATTGTAGACTATGTTCCTCATATGATAAATTTACCAGAATGTAGTAAAAATATGAGAATTCAATTAAATATTCCTGAAAATGCTATTGTTTTGGGAAGAATAGGTGGATTTTATCAGTTTGATCTTAAAATAGCACACAATGCTATAAAACAAATTGTTGAAATTGACTCTAATATATTCTTTTTATTTGTCAATACTAACAAATTTTATGAACATCCTCAAATTATTTATCTTAACAAAATTATTGTCCCTATCGAAAAAGTAACATTTATAAATACTTGTGATGCAATGATTCATGCGAGAAGTGACGGGGAAACATTTGGGCTTGCTATTGCTGAATTTTCATCATTAAATAAACCAGTAATTACAAGTGTTTCTAACATGGATAATAGCCATATAGAAATACTAGGTTCTAAAGGCATTATTTATGATACGGAGGACAGTTTAATGGAAATATTTAAAAATATCAGAACAATTATTAAATTATACGATGATTGGAATGCTTATAAAGAATATACTCCTGAAATTGTTATGAAAAAGTTTATGGATGTATTTATATCTAATGATATTAAAAAAAATAATATAAATTATAAAACAATTGAATATATAGATATGAATCAAGTAGCACCATCTTTTAAGAATAATAAAACTGATTTAGTTATGGTTACTGGATTTTTAGATATTAACCGAGAAAATTGGACAAACTACCAAAGAACAACAACCCAATATATAGAATCGTTTATTAACTATTTTAATTATCCAGCCAAGATGATCATATTTGTTGATGATAAATATTTTGACAAAATTAAAGAATTATATGAAAAATCTTCTCATAACAACAGCATTCTTATACCTATTAATAGACAATGGATGAATGAAAATATATATGCTTGGCAACAATTAGATAAAAGCACTAATATTATGAATTCAGAATATTATAAAAATTTAGTTAATACAAGAATACAAAATGGAACCCCTGAAAATATTTATCCAGAATATAATGCCATAAATCACAGTAAAATAGATTTTATATGTTATGCTATTAATAATAATTTAATAAACGAAGATAGCTTTATATGTTGGTCAGATTTTGGTTATTTCAATTCTATTCTCAATAATAATCCTAATGAGTATCCTTTATTCTCAATTGATATACAAAAATTTGACACTAATAAACTATCTTTTTGTTTAAGAAATAAATTAGATGATTTAGATCAAGATATGATTTATACATTATTAAAAGCTCCAGAAAAAATTACAGGAAGTTTTTTTGCCGGACCAAGCAATTTAATGGTTAAATTACAAGAACTGTATCATCAGTCATTAAATGAAATATATACTAATAATATTTCTGACGATGATCAACATATTTATCTTAGATGTTTTTTGAAAGAACCGCAAGTATTTAATTTATACTTGGATTCAACAAAATGGCCTGAAGGATTAATATATTTTCAAAAATCAGATTCAGAAAATATAGAAAATATAAGTAATTATGATCATAAACCTTTATTTTTAGTTACATCTTTAATAAATTTAAAAAAAAATACATTATATTCTAGTGAAGAAAGATTATTACAAACTATAAAAACAATTAAAAGTATTTATAATTATTGTCCTAATGCTATAGTAGTTATCTTAGAAGCATCTGATTATAAATATAGTGATGAATTAATAGATTTGTTTAAAAATTTATACATATATTATATTACAACAAATGTAACTGAAATACATAAAAGCATAGGAGAAAGTATTATTATTAAAGAATTCGTGAATACTGATTTGTATAATTCGTTAATAAATACAAACAAAATTAACATTGTTTTTAAAATATCAGGAAGATATTTGTTAAATGAACATTTTAAAATAACAAATTTTAATCTAGATAAACATAATTTTAGATTTGTAAATTCATTTACAGATGAGTACTATAATTTAGCCGATTATAATAAAAATTATAATAGTATTGATATGTTTTGTGTTACTTGTCTATTTTCTTTTAATCCAAATAATAGAAAAGAAATTTTAGATAGTTTAAATTATGTTATTGAAAATGTAGTAAAAAATTGGTATGATATTGAACATCAATTTTATAGATATTTTCATAATAAAGATTGTTATAATTTGATAGAAAATTTGGGAATATCCGGCTTTATTTCTCCAACTGGACAGTTTATAAATTATTAAACAACATAAAAATAATTAATAATTAATAATAATTACAAAAATAATTACAAACAATTATATTAAATAATTTGTAATTATTAATTAGTTCTTTTCAGTAGAAAAGACAAACGTTTACCATTTTCTTTTGTATCGCCAAAATATTCCATCGACATATGATATCTATGTGCGTTAAATAATACAAGGCGAATTCCAACAGTATCCACTAATTCCCATTTTGTGAAATCTTGGCTCCTTCATCTTGATTGTTACATTCTGATTCACATGTTGCGCCATATAAAATGCGGTTCCTGACGATAAATGCGCGTCCGGCGTCTAATACACCTGCCCAATTAAATATAGAAAAAGTATTTAATGAAAATATTATGAAAGTCGGATTTACAAATAGGGTTACTCATTTGAAGGGTGATTCGGCCTTTGTTCTAATACAATTAATTAAACACTTATGATTTCATATATGTTGACGGGTCACATAAAGCAATCGATTGTTATACAGATTGTTTGCTAAGTTGGCAATTATTAAATGTAAATGGAATTATGGCAATAGACGATTATTTGTATAAGATTTCCAAAACAGATGAGTTCGAAAACGTCCAAAAAGGTGTTGATCACTTCTTAGAAAAAATAAAAGGTAAATATATTCTTTTAGAAAAAGGTTATAGAGTATTTATTCAAAAAATTAAGTTGTAAATCTAGTCATATTTAAAAGAAATGACCCTCCATAATTAATAATGATTTCAAGTTCAAATCTGTCTGCAATTGGGAATAGATTAAAAGACGCTCCAAAATTGCTATAATACCCTGCGGGTCTTGTTAATGAAGCTGTTGCACTGTCCGAAATAATGCTAACAATATATCTGCCTCCAATTCTTGTGTTAGTTAATGAAGAAATTGAAATTGCCCCAGCAAGGGTTGGTGTTGCCCTAAAATACCCTGTTGAAAGATTTAAACAATCAATATTCCAAGTTGTCCCTACTCCAAGACTGGTAGGATTGTTAGTGAGAATAAGATTTGTACAATCAACATTACTCGTAGTTGTAATTTTATTTCCTACAAAGTTCCAACCATTATCGTTTGAATGGGAAAGCGTAGTAATCAAATTATTTGTAAATATCATATCGTTACTAGAAGTTGGTGCTTGAAGTTTTGACTGAATTGTAATAGTTCCAGTTCCAATTGAAGATGTAGCATTCAATTCAATATTACCACTAGGAGCAGTAATAGGTTTAAATATTTGGATTTCACCCGAACTACTACCTCCATTACAAGTTAAAAAGGTGCTTATTGCAGAATTGACTTTACAAGCGAGAGTAATACCTCCATCATTATTAGAAGCACCAACTCCGTAAACAATTTGATTTATTCTTGAAATTTCAGTTTTACCTATATTTGTATTACAAGTAGCAGACCAAGAAGCAATAGCATCTCCACCAGTAGAATTAGGTAAAACATTCTTATATGTTTCAAAAGTAACAGCACCAGCAGCACCAGGAGTATTATTAGTATTTTGTAAGACGAGTAATGGATTAGCAGAACCACCAACACTATCATTAACAATAGTAAGTTTTCCAGTATTGTAATCCATATAATCACCAGCAGAAAGAGTAGGCACTATTAATCGTCCAGTAGAAGACAAGTCAATATTATCAGCATTAATCGTAAGATTTTGATTAGACGAAATGTTAAAATCACTACCAACAGCCGTATGTGTAATTCCATTTACACCAATCTCGGCTTTAATTTCAGAGAAGGGAGGGACAATGGTTTCTGTAAGGGCAATTGTGCTATATCCTAATACTGACGATTTTGTTAAGTTCGTAATCATATTACTATAAGTTAAATCAATACCAGTTGCAGGTACAATTTTGGTAATAGTAGTATTGGGGAGATTAATTTCAGATTGTTGAATTAGATTGCTTGTAAGAGATACTTGTTGATCAATGCTTGTTCCAAAATCATTTAATCTCAAATTAACTTGCGATGGATTAAGATTTAGTCTTTGAGGGTAAGTGTCATTTGAATTAAGTTGTATTTGATTACTGTTAACTCGTAGTGCATCACCAAGCGTAGAATCAATCCAAATACCTTGTAATCCAGTTGCTGCCCCGACAAATGGTGTAGTTGCTTGTGGTTCTAATGCTAAATACGTTGGGTCAATGCCTCCTGAAACATATAAATTTCCAAATATCATAACATCTCCGGTATATCCAGTCCCAGAATATCCTGGACCGGTTACACCTTGATAATTCATTGGGGTCCAAGGACTACCTCCTGTTGCTCCTGTTGCTCCTGTTGCTCCTGTTGCTCCTGTTGCTCCTGTTGCTCCTGTTGCTCCTGTTGCTCCTGTTGCTCCTGTTGCTCCCGTTGCTCCTGTTGCTCCTGTTGCTCCTGTTGCTCCTGCGGCATATGGATTTAATGAGGTTGTAACTTGTCCAATAGTACTATCATTAAAATATAATGTTATCTCTCTACCACCAACATCAGTTGAAGCCCAGAGTTCTACATATATTCTATCGGTAGATGAAATAGTATTATCTAATAAAACTGGTGATGAAAAAAGATATAATGCTTGTGCAGTAGTTAATAAAGGAATATTTGCTGATTGTGATTTTAATATTGGTAATGATCCATTATATATATACATTTTTGTAAATAAATAACTTTTTTGATTCAGATTCGAGATTGAAGCATATATTTCATAATTCCAATTACCAGCCGGCAATGATGTTATATTAGGATCCCCAATTGGAGTTAAAAAACTTTGTAAAAATACTGGACTTGTTCCTGCTGTTATAGTCATAATTACAGTAGTTACTGTTCCTGGGATTGGACCATTAATACTTATATCTCTGCTTAATTCTCTAGGATTTCCAGAATAGGGAATTGCTCCACCAGTGCTTCCATTACCGCCCGTAAATCCGGTTAATCCTGTGTTCCCAGTTGTTCCAATATCATTATTAAAATAATAAATTGCTCCGGTTGAAAACCCATTTGGTCCTTGGGGTCCTGTTGCTCCCGTGGATCCATATCCAGTAGCACCTGTTGCTCCAGTTGCTCCCGTGTCTCCTTGAGGTCCCGTTGATCCTGTGGCTCCTGTTTCTCCAGTAAACCCAGTTGCGCCCGTGGCCCCGGTAAATCCAGTTGATCCTATTGCGCCCGTTTCTCCATATCCAGTAGCACCCGTAGCACCCGTGTCTCCTTGAGGTCCCGTTGATCCTGTTGCGCCCGTTTCTCCAGTTGATCCAGTTGCGCCCGTGGCTCCATATCCAGTTGATCCTGTTGCGCCCGT